CACCGGCTTTGCCGGCAACCCGGTGGGCTTTCGCGCGGTCAAGCTCATCGCCGAGGCCGCCGCCGCGCTGCCGCTGGTGCTGCAGGATGCCAACTGCCGGTTCGAGAGCCACCCGGTGCTCGATCTGATCACCCGCCCGAACCCGTTGCAGGGGCGGGCGGAGCTTTTCGAGGCGCTCTATGGCCAGCTCCTGCTCACCGGCAATGCCTATGTCGAGGCGGTGAACGACGGCGAGGGCAAGCCGGTGGAGCTGCATGTGCTGCGCTCGGACCGGATGAGCCTCGTGCCCGGCGCCGATGGCTGGCCGGTGGCCTATGACTACACGGTGGGCGCAAAGAAACACCGTTTTCACGTCGGTGATGGCGCGTCGCCGATCTGCCATATCCGCAATTTCCACCCGCAGGATGACCATTATGGCCTGTCGGCCCTGCAGGCGGCGGCCAGCGCGCTCGACGTGCACAACGCCGCCTCGGGCTGGTCGAAGGCGCTGCTCGACAATGCGGCACGGCCCTCGGGGGCGATCGTCTATCGCGGCGCGGATGGCGAGGGGACGCTGAGCGCGGACCAATACGACCGGCTGCTGGCGGAGATGGAAGCCTATCACATGGGTGCGCGCAACGCCGGGCGGCCGATGCTGCTGGAGGGCGGGCTGGACTGGAAGCCGATGGGCTTCAGCCCCTCCGACATGGAGTTTCACAAGACCAAGGAAGCCGCGGCACGCGAGATCGCGACTGCCTTCGGGGTGCCGCCAATGTTGCTCGGCGTGCCGGGCGAGGCGACTTACGCCAATTACCAGGAGGCCAATCGCGCCTTCTACCGGCTCACGGTTCTGCCGATGGTGGGCAAGGTCACCGCCGCCCTCGGGCACTGGCTTTCGAGCCATGGCGGCGCGGCGGTGACGCTGAAACCCGATCTCGACCAGGTGCCCGCGCTGGCCGCCGAACGCGATCAGCAATGGCGGCGCGTGGCGGAGGCCGACTTCCTCACGGCGAGCGAGAAGCGCGCGCTGCTGGGTCTGCCCAAGCTTTCCGACGACGACGCCGAATGAGGACCGACAGGATGACCAAAACCGATACGCCCCTTGGGCTGGAACATAAATTCGTGGCGTTGGGCACGACCGAGACGGTCGAGGGCGGGCTGCGTGTCGAGGGGTATGCGAGCTACTTCGGCGAGGCCGACCGCGGCGGCGACGTGGTGCAGCGCGGAGCCTATGCCGCCTCGCTGGCGGCGCTGGCGGCGAAGGGCGGGCAGGTGAAGATGCTCTGGCAGCACGACCCGGCGCAGCCGATCGGGGTGTGGGACGAGGTGCGCGAGGACGCGCGCGGGCTGTTCGTGAAAGGCCGCATTCTTGCCGATGTGGCGCGCGGGCGGGAAGCCGCCGCGCTGATCGCGGCAGGCGCCATCGACGGGCTTTCCATCGGCTACCGCACGGTGAAGGCCACCAAGAACGACAAGGGCCAGCGGCTCTTGACCGAGCTGGAGCTTTGGGAGGTGTCGCTCGTGACCTTCCCGATGCTGCCCAGTGCGCGGGTGGGGGCGAAGGGCGTGAGCCCCGACGATGCCGCCTTGCGCGAATTGGCGCGTGTCATCGACGACGCCCGCCACCTGCTGGCCCGCGACTGAGCCAGATCCGAAGCCTCAAGAAGGACATTCCATGAGCAAGACAGAGACCAAAGCTCAGGGCCAAGCGGGGAAGACCGCAGGCCTGTCTCCGGCCGAGGAGGTGAAGACCGCCCTGGCCGGTTTTGTGAGCGATATCAAATCATTTCAGGACGACATTGCAACCAGACTTCAACAACAGGAAGAGCGACTGACCATGCTGGACCGGAAATCCCATACCCCCGCCTCGGCCCGCCCCGCGCTTGCGGCCCAGGCCGATCTCGACGCGCCGCACAAGAAGGCCTTCGAGGCCTATGTGCGCTCCGGCGACGATGACGGACTGCGCGGCCTCGTGCTCGAAGGCAAGGCGCTGAACACCGCCGTGGCCTCGGATGGCGGCTACCTCGTCGATCCCGAGACCGCTGCCAGCATCGCCAGCGTGCTCGCCTCGACCGCCTCGATCCGCGCCATCGCCAACGTGGTGCAGGTGGAGGCCACCTCCTACGACGTGCTGATCGACCACGGCGATGTCGGCTCGGGCTGGGCTTCGGAAACCGGCGCGGTGGGCGAGACCACCACCCCCTCTATCGAACGCATCAGCATTCCGCTGCACGAGCTTTCGGCGCTGCCGAAGGCCAGCCAGCGCCTGCTTGACGACAGCGCCTTCGATATCGAGGGCTGGCTCGCAGGCCGGGTCGCCGACAAGTTCGCCCGCGCCGAGGCCGATGCCTTCATCAACGGCGACGGGGTGGACAAGCCGACCGGCTTCCTCACCCATCCGGCGGTGGACAATGACGCCTGGGCCTGGGGTTCGCTCGGCTACATCGCCACCGGCACCTCCGGCGGCTTCGACCCGATCGACCCGGCGGATGCGCTGATCGACCTCGTCTATGCGCTCGATGCCGAGTATCGCGCGGGCGCGAGCTTCGTGATGAACTCCAAGACGGCCGGTGCCGTGCGCAAGATGAAGGATGCCGATGGCCGCTTCCTGTGGTCCGACAGCCTCGCGGCGGGCGAACCGGCGCGGCTGCTGGGCTACCCGGTGTTGATCGCCGAAGACATGCCCGAGATCGCCGCCGATGCCACCGCGATCGCCTTCGGCAACTTCGCCGCCGGCTACACCGTGGCCGAGCGCCCCGATACCCGCATCCTGCGCGATCCGTTCTCGGCCAAGCCGCATGTGCTGTTCTACGCCACCAAGCGCGTGGGCGGCGATGTGAGCGATTTCGCGGCGATCAAGCTGTTGAAGTTCTCGGCCGCCTGATCGGGTGACCGGCTCCGCTCCTGCCTTGCGGCGGGGGCGGAACGTGGGCGCGCGCCATATGGCCTCGCGTTGTCTAGCTGCTCCCCCTCCGTCCGAGCGACGCAGGCGGCGCGCGCCCATACCTGCGATGCGAGGGGCCCGAATTTCGGAGAAGTTCCATGATGTTAGTCGAGCAGACCACAGTGCCGGGCGCAGCCCTGCCGGTCGCGGATTTCAAGGACCATTTGCGGCTGGGCACCGGGTTTGCCGATGACGGGGTGCAGGACGCGGTGCTGGACGCCTGCCTGCGCGCGGCGATCTCGGCGATCGAGGCGCGCACCGGCAAGGCGCTGATCGCGCGGGGGTTCAGCTGGACGCTGACCGCCTGGCGCGATCTCGGCGCGCAGGCGCTGCCGCTGGCGCCGGTGGGCGCGATCACCGCGCTCGCCATCACCGACCGGCTCGGGGGCGAGGAAGTGATCGACCCCGCGCGCTACCGGCTGGAGCCGGACATGCACCGCCCGCGCCTCGTGGCGAACGGGTTGACCCTGCCGGTGATCCCGGTGGGCGGGAGCGCGGTGATCGGCTTCGAGGCGGGGTTCGGCCCAAGCTGGGGCGATGTGCCCGCCGATCTGGCGCAGGCCGTCTTCCTGCTGGCGGCACGGTTCTACGAGGACCGGGGCACCGGGCCGGGCGAGGCCAGTATTCCCGCAGGTGTGGAGGCGTTGATCGCGCGCTATCGCCCGATGCGGCTGTTTGGCGGGGGTGCGCTGTGAAACCGCCCGTCCTGAACCGCAAGCTGACCCTGGAGACGCCCGAGCGGGTGGCCGATGGCGCCGGGGGCTACGTCACCACATGGGTGGCGCTGGGCGAGCACTGGGCCGAGATCCGGCCCGGCACCGGGCGCGACCGGGCGCTGGAGGTGATGACCGTGGCGCGGGTGCCGCTGCGCATCACCCTGCGGGCGGCCCCTGAAGGGGCCCCCTCACGTCCCCGTCCCGAACAGCGTTTTCGCGAAGGCGCCCGGATCTTCCGCATTCTCGCGGTGACCGAGGCCGACGCGGGCGGGCGTTACCTGACCTGTTTCGCGCAAGAGGAGGTGAGCCGATGACTTATGGCGTAGCGGCGGCGCTGCAAGCGGCGGTCTACCAGCATCTCCAGGCCGATGCGGCGCTCACAGCCCTTGTGGGCGGTGCGATCTACGACGCGGTGCCGCCGGGGCTGGTGGCGGGCACCTATGTGAGCCTCGGCCCGGAAGAGGTGCGCGAGGCCTCCGACAAGACCGGCCACGGCGCGCTGCACGAGATCACCGTAAGCGTGGTGACCGACGCGGCGGGGTTCAGTGCCGCCAAGGCGGTGGCGACGGCGGTATCGGACGCGCTGGTGGATGCGGAACTCGCGCTCACACGCGGCGCGCTGGTCTATCTCAATTTTCACCGTGCGCGGGCGCGTCGGGTTCAGGATGCCGACATGCGGCGGATTGATCTCGTGTTCCGCGCCCGTGTGCAGGACGACTGACAACCCCTTTATTTCACGGAGATTTCGCCATGGCTGCCCAGAACGGCAAGGACCTTCTCATCAAGCTCGACATGGACAATGCGGGCTCTTTCGAAACCATCGCGGGGCTGCGCGCCACGCGGATCAGCTTCAACGCCGAAACCGTCGATGTGACCTCGCTGGAAAGCCAGGGCGGCTGGCGCGAATTGCTCGGCGGCGCCGGGGTGAAATCGGCGGCGATCTCGGGGTCGGGCGTGTTCAAGGACGCCGCCACCGACGCCCGGGCGCGGCAGATCTTCTTTGACGGCGAGGTGCCGGGCTTCCAGGTCATCGTGCCCGATTTCGGCATCATCGAGGGGCCGTTCATGGTGACCGCGCTGGAATATGCGGGCAGCCACAACGGCGAGGCGAGCTACGAGATCAGCATGGCCTCGGCGGGCGCGCTCCTGTTCACGGCGCTCTGATCATGGCCAATCCCTGGACCGGCGAGGTGGCGCTGACCATCGACGGTGACCGCCATGTGCTCAAGCTCACGCTCGGCGCGCTGGCGGAGCTGGAGGACAGTCTCGGCGCGGATTCGCTGGTGGCGCTGGTGGAACGCTTCGAGAGCGGGGCGTTTTCCACCCGTGACGTGCTGGCGCTGATCGTGGCGGGGTTGCGCGGCGGTGGCTGGCAGGGCCGCGCGGGCGATCTGGTTTCGGCCGAGATCTCGGGCGGGCCGGTGGAAGCCGCCCGCGCGGCGGGCCGGTTGCTGGCGCGCGCCTTCGCGGTGCCGGACGAAGGCGAGGGGCGATGAGATTCGACTGGGCCGGGCTGATGCGGCTGGGGCTGAGGGGCCTCGGGCTGACCCCGGCGCAGTTCTGGGCGCTGACCCCGGCGGAGCTGATGCTGATGCTCGGGGTCGATGGCGCCGCCGCGCCGCTCGGGCGGGCGCGGCTGGAGGAACTGGCGCGGGCATTTCCCGACCGGGTGTCGGGGCAGGAAACGGAGTGACGAGACATGGCTGATCTGGACAGGATCGACGGGTTCGACGACCAATTGGCGGCGCTGGAGAACAGCCTGCAGGGCGCCAGCCTTATGACGGCGAGCTTTCGCGGTGAGCTGGACCGGATGGGGGCGACGGTCGACCGGCTCTCGACCGACGTGAGCGTGCTGTCGGGCGGGTTCAGCCGCGGGCTGAAAGGCGCGCTCGACGGGCTGGTGTTTGGCTCGATGACGCTTTCGGACGCCTTCCGCTCGCTGCGCCAGACGATGATCAACACGGTCTATGACGCCTCGGTGCGGCCGGTGACGAACCACGCGGGCGGGCTGCTGGCGGAGGCGGTGGGGGGGATAATGAATTCGCTCCTGCCTTTCGCCAGTGGCGGTGCCTTCAGCCAGGGCCGGGTGATGCCCTTTGCGCGCGGCGGCGTGGTCTCGGGGCCGGTGAGCTTTCCGATGCGCGGCGGCAGCGGGCTGATGGGCGAGGCCGGTCCGGAGGCGATCATGCCGCTTTCGCGCGGGGCCAATGGCAAGCTCGGCGTGCAGGTCGAGGGTGGCGGGCGACCGATCAGCGTGACGATGAACATCACCACCCCCGACGTGGCGGGGTTCCGGCGCTCGCAGGGGCAGATTGCGGCGCAGGTGAGCCGGGCTATCGCCCGTGGCAAGCGGTTCAGCTAAGGAGGGCAGGCCCATGAATTTTCACGAAATAAGGTTCCCGGCCAATCTCAGCTTCGGCTCGGTGGGCGGGCCGGAGCGGCGCACCGAGGTGGTGACGCTGGCCAATGGCTACGAGGAGCGCAACACGCCCTGGGCGCATTCGCGCCGCCGCTACGACGCGGGTGTGAGCATGCGCTCGCTCGACGAT